GCACCAGATCTCAATAGTAATGCTAAGTCAATACGCATCTTCTCACCTTCACTGAAAGAACTATATGAAAAGTTTTCATGAATAGGTGACTCAATTGTCTCACTGAATTCTTCATCTAACTTAAAGTTGATATAAAAATCCATCATCTGCAGGTAACGATTAACCTGCTGATTAATAAGTGGTAGATACTTTTTAATTATTTTTGTCTTAACTCCATCATCTTTCAATAGAGAATATGCAAAATCATGATAAATGATTTCTTGTTTTCTTATCTGCTATTTCTTTAAATATATTTTGGAGATTTTGATTAAACTCTTTTAATTTTTCATCCTCAGTATTTCTGTTTGCAAGTTGAGTGGTAAGTTTTTGAATTTCTGATTCCAAATCTCTGATCTGTCGCTGGCAACCAGAGATACGAGTATTGTTCTGAGAAATGTCATTATTGAGTTTAGTAATCTCCTTTGAAAGTTTAGTGAAGAGATGCTCTCGCTCTTCTTCGTTTTTAATTGCTTTTTCTAGTTCTTGATAACCAGGTTGCAACTCTTTTGCTTTAGTTTGAGCATCATTAATTCTATTTAAACGAAACGATTCTTCTATATTTTGGGTACATGTAGGGCATGTTACATTCTCACTAAAGAACTTATGTTCCTTAGTAATCGTTGCTACTTTCTGACTTAATTGACCCTTATATTTGTTTAGAGTCTTTAACTTTTTATTCGCTCCTGTTACCTTTTCCTGTTCTTTTATCAGGTCTTCAACATCATTTTCTAACTTAGAATTATTAGATACATACTCATCCTGTTCATCAAGAAGAGTTGTAATTTTATCTTGTTTACCTTGAATATTTGCCTTACCACGATTCTCTAACTCTTCAATAAACTTCTTTTGCATATCTAATTTATCTTTTACATTCTCTCTTGATAAATCTAAAACTCTTATATCATCTTTCTGTTTTCTAATTTTATCTTTGATAATTAAATTCATTGCAGAGAAGATACGAATATCCAATAAGTCCTCAATGACCTCTCTTCGATTTGAACCTGATAGTTGCATAAAAGGTACAAAGGCACTACTACCAAGTATGACTATCTGAGTGAATGATTTGTAATTAACCTTTAATATATTTTCTTCTAATATCTTTTGCATTGCACGGTCATCTGCCTGTTTATGCATCTTCTGACCATCAACCTCAATCTCAAATAGATTTGGTTTCATACATCTACGAACAAGATATTGACGACCATTAATATCAAACTCGACTTCAACTTGAGGATCTTTCTCATTTGTCGCATTTACAAGTTGAGACTTATTAATTTTACGAAAAGGTTTATTAAACAAACTAAAAGTTAAGGCATCCAACACAGTGGATTTACCTGTTCCATTTGTTCCTACTATCAAATTCGTTGCATTTTTTTGGAAATCTATTTCCGAAAACTGGTCTCCAGTTGACAGAAAATTCTTCCATCTAATTTTTTGAAACGTTATCATTCTTAGGTGGTGGAACGACTATATCGTTCGGTGTGATCACTGCGTACTTATAATTATACATCTTACATGTCTTTATGGCAAGTGCATCTTCAATTTCTATAACATTTAATGTTGCATCTTCATCATCATTTAACATCATAGCATATCTTTCTGCATCATCCTCTTCCTCAAACATAAAAAGAACTTTTTCTCCATAACGATTCAGAACAGCATAGGCACCATCGTCCCTTTTGTCTTTAAGTGTGAGAAGATACATTAGTCTACCTCGCAAGCCTCGGTGTATATTTGTTGTAGAATTCCTTTAATAAGAGTTTTATCTCCTTCAAACTCAGATTCATCAATATAGCGATTCAATATGCCAATAGTATTCTCAGTTTCTTCAACTTCAAAGTCAGCACTTTCAGTTAATACAAAATTTTCAATTATCTTTAAGTCTTGAATACCAGAGTTGTATAATTTATCTATAAATTTTTCAAATTGCTTTTGGTCGGTTTTCTTCTTCACAACCACTTTGACTATTTTATCTTTAAAATCTCTAGTATCAAATAACTTATAATTAGTATCTTCATAATAGATATTGTAAAATAGTCTGTAGGGATTATTTACAGGTGTGTGTTCAATTGTTTTAGTATCAAAGATATGAAACCCTCTTGTGTCTAAAACATCATTCCAGAACATCTCATAAGGATTTCCAAGATAGTATATCTTTCCATTATCAGAGCGAGTATGATAGTGACCTGAGTAAACACGATAGAATTTATCAAATATCTTTGTGTCCATTCCGTGTTCCATTGTATGACCACGAGTAGCAACAAAACCATTTAACTCAAGATGACCCATAATTACATCTGCACTTGTAGTGTCCATCATCTCAAGTGTTTGTAACTTATTCTCTTCATTTATCCAAGGAAGCATTAAAATATCTAATCCACCAAGATTTACAGTAGTTGGTTCTGAATATACAACTACATTATCATATTCTTTTAATAAGAGGTCTACAGTATTAATTTCATTCGTATCTTTATAGTATGCAGTATGATTACCAACGATTGTATGAACAGTAATACCCATTGCTTGTAATCTGTCATAATAATTTTTCTTTGCCCACTCAAGCGTTGCTAGGTCAATATTACGTCGATTATCAAAAGTATCACCCATATCCACAACAGTATCAATCTTATTTTTCTCCAAGTATGGAAAAAAGATATTATCGTAAAACTTTTTGAAATAACCATGTATGTAATCAGCACCTTTTCTTGCACCGAAGTGCTGATCTGTAATAATTGCTAACTTCATTTTTTCTTTTTCTGTGGTTTTTGTGGGTAGTATTGAAAACCTTCGGTTTGCTCACGCAAATCGGATATTCTAAATGTTATCATCTTATCCCAAGGTGTGCCATCTTGATCCATTAGAACAGCAGCCTTTTTACCCTGTATTCTCTGGACACATCCAACATATCCTCGATAGATTGAATTTTTATCTATCACCTTAACTGTAGAACCTGGTAAAATCATCTGTTACTTGACTTATATTGAATATTATCTTTAATTGTATTATAATCAGAACTACTACCTGCCATTGCACTATCATCTACAGTCATCACTTCTTCAAATCCTGTCTTTTCAATTATCTTTGTTTTAATTTCTAACTGCTTCTTTTCTTTCTGTATTCTTCTTAAAAATGCATAATGTATGATCTGAGTAAAGTAAGCAAATGGATTTCTTGATTTCTCAGGATCAAAGTTATGAATGTATTGAACACAATTCTCAATACCATCCGATATCATATCATCACGAAACATATAATTAACAAAGTTTGGTTTATATGACAAATGTGTTGCTATCTTTAAAAAACAAGAACCTAAGTAATTTGTAATGCGTGGTTTGGGTAAATCATTTTCTTCTGCTTCTTTGACCTGTGCACGATAAACTATTAATGCTTCTAGAAGTTCACGGTTATTTACATAATGTTCTGACTTTTTCTTTGCCATATACCTGACTTAATATATTGATAGTATAACATATTTTATAAGACTTGACAACTTCTCTTTATTTGTGTACAATAACCTTTGTAGAGGTTCAAGGGTTATTAGGTTCTATATTATTCTTAAATATCTCTTCTAGCTTTAGACGAGCATCGTCAACTGTAGTTATAAATCCCATTTTATCTGTTAAAGATACTTTACCATCAATTTCAATATCTATATCATCTTCATTTAGATATCGATTATAGAATTTAATCATTTGCTTATCATTTACTTCTGACATTGTAATAATTTTATCATATTTAATTAAAAATAAATCTTGATCTGGTAATTCCAACCAAGGTTTAACTTTTACATATGAACCAACTGGTCCTTGAATCATTTTCATAATCACTGGATTTGAAAGCATAATAATTGAGTCTCCATCATTCTCATCGACAGAAACAAGTGAGAAGATTTCCTCTCCTGTAATAAGTTTTAAAACTGCGTGAAATTCGTCTCCCATCATACTCCTAGATTGTAGTTGACAATGCATCTAGTATTACTATTTATAGGTTGTTTTGCTGCGTGATATAATGCACCATCAAATATAACCATTCGACCTTGTTTTGGTGTAACACTCTTTTTAATTGTATATGTTTTAGATTCTTTTGTCTCGTTGTATATGACAGTATCACCATCACTATCACAAACATAGTAAAGAGCAACTATGAACTCAGCTTTACCAATTATGTCAATATGAGGATTATCAATCGTTCCATCTGTATTAATTGGAAATTGTAGAAAAGAACGTCCTTGAATAACATTTAAATTTCTGAGCCCTAGTTTGAATCCAACTCTTTTTAGCATAGGCACAAATAATTCATGATAGTCACTCATAACTTTTCCTACTGAATCAGGTTCGAGTACATCATCCTCATCACCTGTCAACTCTAAAGGTAAATCAACATATGAATGAGAAAGACCAGCTCTATGTTGGCTATCATCAGAATAAGCTGATGTAACATCTTCAACATAGTACCAAGGAAATTGTAGTCCAAGATGGTCTTCGGCACCAAGTAATTCTCTTTTAATTTTTTCTTGATAATCTTTTTCAATAAAATCATCAAAAATTATAATTCTATCTTCAAAATTCATTAATTTTTCAATGGTATTTTTACAATGTCATAGTTAAAGTTCTCTTCATTATACACCTTTATTCTTTCTATTAGATGATTTAGTGTATAATTTCTTCTTGATTTGTAACTAATATCATCAGCAATATCATATAGAGTTGCTTTTGTTTTATTATTGCCCTTTCTTAGGACTCTTCCGATTGATTGAAGGTTTCGTATTCGAGATTTGGATGGGGAAGCAAAGATGACATTATGAAGGTTCTTAATGTTGATTCCTGTTGAGAAGGTTCCATATGAGGCAATAATGATTGCGTTGCTCTCCATTTCTGTAATTGATCGAACCTCTTCTCGATCTTCTGTTGCAACTCCTCCGTGTACGAAGAAGACTTGTCGTTGTTCAAGTACATTGCTCTCCTGTATTAAATTATATAGGGGTTCACCGTGTCCTTCAACTCTTGCAAATAAAATTAATGTATTACCTTTGAGATCAAGGGCAAGATTTTTGATAAAGTTATTTCTCTTTTGATGTCCGATAATATACTGTATCTCATCTTCAAATGTTTCAAATTTATTTGGTGAGTGTTTCAATAGCAACACATTTATATCCAAAGTAGCAACATGTCCCTTCTTCATTAGTTCTTCGGTCTTTATAATCTTGTAAGAAGGACCGAATAAACCCTCTAAAACCCACTTATGTGTCTGTGTTCCGTCAAGAGTTCCTGTGAAACCGTAACGATATTTGGCATCAGCAAGTTTCGTCATTATAGATACTAATGATTTTGATTTAAACTGGTGAGCTTCGTCCCCAATTACCACAGAAAATCTTTCAAAATACTTTCGGGGGAGCTTATAGATTGATTGCCAAGTTGTAATTATGACCTGAGAGTCTGTCTCTCTTTCTTTTCCAGCGTATATCTTGTGGCAAAATGAACCTACGTCCCAGCCATAGTCTGCAAAATCTTTATACATCTGTTCTACTAGGGAAGTCGTCGGAACGACTATCAGAGTATTTTGCTTGCGTTCAACAAAATATCGAACAATCGAATATATCATCAGAGACTTTCCCGAAGCAGTTGGGGATATCAACAACTTTCTATTATGCCTTAGAGCGTCGTATACTCCCTCTACTTGGTAAGAACGGGGTTTGAACTTACAAATAGAATTCATATAATCTTTTACACCTTCCTCCGAGATAAACTCGTTTACTTCAAATGGAAGTCCATAAAACTCGCTGTCTGTAAATGAATAATTATAACCGTGATCTTTACAAAATTGGATTACTCGATCTAATAATCCTACATATATTTCTCCTTTCTGAGTATTAAATAATCTTATCTTCCCATCCCAATACTTTTTTTGGTATGATGGCATATACTTTACACCAGGCACTTCAAACGTGAAACTGTCTGATAATTCATAATATACA